TAATTTAGCGATTTTAAGCATACGGTCAAATGAATGCTCTGCTTTGACCGTATGTATTTTATTTCTTAGTTCTCCATTAACGTATAAAATTACGTTATTATTTTCTAGGTCGAGTTCTATTGTAAAAAACTCTTTACCCTTTATCTTTTTTGGATCCATCTGAACCACCGTTTAATAGTTTAGTACGATACGTTGCATTAGGAATTTTATTTTTCCTTGCTTGGTGATCTACATAATCATTTAAAATTTTTGAGATCATTGCACCGGGAGCTCTAAATTTATCTTTACATAAACCTTTTAACAAATCAAAATCAGTTTTTTTTATTGCAACAGATTTCCATTTATTTATGTCCATCTTTTACCTCCATGTCTGGGGTTAATACTAAAGGCTTCTTAGCATTTACTAAATTAAAAACGTGGTACTCTATTTGCTTACTACCCTCTTCAAGTTTTTTTATATTCTCTTCGAGTGCATTCATTTTTGAATTTAAAGTATGAATCACATTTTCTAATTTAAGAAGTGCTTTATCAAACTCATCATTACCTTGAGGTTGTTGTCCTAAAGGTACGTTTGTTGTAAATGTCGTATCACTTATTGTAGTTACTCCTCCTATTTTTGGCTCAAACATTATTGCCATACTCATCCTCCTTTGTTGGTTCTAATTTACGACACTCTAATTCATCTTCAACTAGGATTGTCGCTATCGTTTTATTAAATGGATAATGTTTTCTATTTAAACTATCTGTAAAATGTATATTGGCGATAGCATCTGTATACATATCCATATGCATAGAGTCTTCAATCAAACCTCCATCATGATCAAGTGTTGGTATTGATTCAAGCTGCTCATCTACTTCTTCAAATAATGTTTCCAATATTTGACTTTTGCTTTTTTGTTTTTGCATGAAATCTTACATATATGGGATAATTACATAAGTCAATTGATATTGCATTGTATCTTGAAAAAAGTATAAAGAATTATGATCCTTAAATTTATATTATTAACAAGCTTTTGTTTTGATATAAATAAGGAGATAAAATGTGGTGAGTATCTAAGAGATAACCTCTCAGATGCCTCAGAATGCAAATATATGGCTGATGCTATAGGAAAGGCTCAAAAAAGAAAAATCAAAGAAATAGGGGGCTCTTTGGCCGATTATAAGGCACAATGTATAGCAATTAACAAGGACGGCTATGATATTGACCATTCGTTCAATATATCTTATACTATCTTATGAAAGCTTATCGTATCATAGCTTATCAAAATAATATGCGTGTAGACCATGTAGTCGAAGCAGAAAATGATAAAGCTGCACTCAATAAGTTTTCTGAACTAGTGGACCAGGGTAAGTGTGAAATAACTGAAGATGGATTCACAGGAAACTCTAGGATCCACATAACATATGAGGAACTAAATGAGTCCGAAAAAAATAGAGTTGTTGAAAAAACTTCAACACCTTGAACACAAGTGGTCAGCTGAGTTGATGTCACATGGAGGTGTACATACTGGGATGACTAAAATAGAGTCTGATATTAAGTCTGTAAGAAACCAGATTAAGTATCAAGATGTGCAAGAAAATTTACAAGTTAATCCGTAACTTTTACTTGCTATTAAGAAAATCAAACTTTTCTCCTAGGCGTCTTTTCGGCAAAATAAACTCATAGTGGTTTATTATTGCAAGTAATTTTCTTCTCTTACTTACACTATAAGGTAAAAATAATTTAGCTAACTTATATGCTTTTTGGTGTGAACATCTCCAACGCCATTGATCTTTTTTATTTAAAGAACCTTTGGCTTTACCTTTAAAATGTATTGTACCTAGTTTAACAATATCAAAAAAATTCTTAATACAATCTAAATCTGTCATTGCAATTTCCATTGCAACGTTCCATTTTTTATAAACCTTACCATTGGGAGCATTACAATTATATTGTTTATAATTTATATTACCTTCACCATCAAATAATCCTGCTGCGTATGCTATAAGATCTTTGTTATCGTTTGGTAAATTTTTATTTTGCATCTCCCCAACTCTTTCCTAATGCTTGGTCTACTACTGAAGGAACTTTAAATTCTATTGCATTCTCCATTATAGTTTTTATTTGATTTGCATGAGCATCATCTTTTATATTAAAACAAAGTTCATCATGTATTTGTAACATGGGTAAGTGGCCAGCTTCATAACAATCTAACATGGCTTGTTTAGTTTGATCAGCTGAAGATCCTTGAATTAATCTATTTAATGCTTTGTATGTATATGCTCTTTTAATATTATCTTTACCATATTTAGCCACTGCATCCTCAAATTTTTCTGCAACATGTAAACCAAAATCTCTTGTTTCCCACATATCAAATCTACATTTACGGCCTTTCTTGGTCCTTATAACACCCTTCTCATCTGCTGCATATTTACATCTGTCTGATAATTTTTTAACAAAAGGAACCTTTCGATTATATTTAATTATAAGTTCGTCTGCCTCATCTTTACTTACACCAAGTGATAAGGCTAATTTATTCTTACCCATACCATACATCAAACCAAGTCCAATTGTCTTTGCTTGTGATCTCTCAATACCTACAAGATCTGCTACTGTTTGGTGAAAGTCTGCGCTAGCATTTTGATAAGCTTCCACTAATTCATTTGATCCTTCATAACCATCTCCAATAGATGCTGCATAGTGAACCGTCATTCGTGGTTCTTGTTGCGAGTAGTCAAAACTACCCCACTGCATGCCCTCTTCTGGAATAAATAGGCTACGAATCTTAGGACCAAAGTCCTTGTTTCTAGCTGGTATTTGTTGAAGATTTGGATTACTCATACTTAACCGTCCAGATACTGTGCCTCCAGAATCAGATCTTAGTTGTTGGATCTCTCCATGAATTCTACCGTTGACCTGGTACTTCATGATGGAGGATAAAAAAGTTCCATGAAATTTATTGATCTCTCTTGCTTGAACAATTAATTGTGCTATTTTGTTTTTATTATTACTTAACCAATTTTGTGTAAAGGAAGGCTCATTTGTTTTTTCAGTTCGTGGATAATCTAATTTCATTTTGTCAAAAGCTTTGGCAATCTGGCGTGATGCCCAAATGTCTACTTCTATTCCTGATTCTTTTTTTATGGCCATTAGTATTTCTTTCTCTTGGCTCATCATTTCTTTTTGTAATTCTTCAGCTTTTTCCACTTGGACTCGGATTCCTCGTTGGCGCATTTTTATAAGCACCGGGAGAAGCTTAGATTCTAAATCCCATATAGTCCCTAAACTTTGATTTTGTATTTCAACTTTAAATCGTTGCCATAACTTCAATGCAAGTGCAGCATCTTGTTCTGCATAATAACCTACATGTTCAGCTGGTAACTTCCACATTTCTGCTTTAGGATCTATACCGTGAGCTGCGGCAGCTTCTTTTAATTCTGTCTCTGCTTTTATCTCTCCTAAATAATCTACTGATAAACTATTTAAATTATATTGATATCTGTTCTCATCTATTAATGCTGCAGCTATCATTGTATCTACAATTGGTCCGTTGACCGTGATTCCTGATGCTTCTAACCAACCTACATCATACTGTGCATTATGAAATATTTTAGTACAAGGTAAACTACATACTTGCTTCATATAATTTTTTACTTGTTCTGGTATCATGTTACCACCACCTAGATGACCAAATGGATAATAACCTTGCCAACCATCCACCGCTACTGCAAATCCTACAATCTCTCCTTTACCTATAGCCCAACCAGCACCAAGCCTTTCATTAATTCCATCGTCTCTTGTTTCTAAATCAATTGCTATTTCTTTTGCGTGAGATAGATCTTTATATTCTGATGGAGTATTCCAAATAGATTTTTTAAAAGTCAGTGTTAGTTGTAAGCCTTTGCTCATAGTCCTCTAATGGTATATTTTTTAATCTTGCATAATGTTTTGGACAATATAGTTTTTTCATTTCCACGAAGACAGCTTTTTGATTGCATTCGCAGCAGGTTTTTTCTTGAACCTTTTGAACCATGAAAGGTTTTCTATATTTTTTATCCATGATGTGTCTCTTCCATTATCCTTACACCACTTTAAATGATTTTTTAAAATGGTAGTTAATATATATTTATTTTCCTCCATTTTCTAAATGTTCAATTTCTAAATCACAATAATGTTTAATTTTTTTCAAATCCTCTATTGATTTACCTTTAGTTAAATATCTACAAACATATTTAATGACGTTTGCTTGAAAAGGATTAAGGCCATTCTTTCTTATAAAAGTCCACGGTTGAATAAAAAAAGATTTATAGTGAGATCCTCCGACTTGCTTGTCTTTTGGGAATGCTTCATCAAATATATTATTATTTGTCATTTTTTTCTTGGACATAAATTAAATAGTCTGCACCAATTGGGTAGTTAAACTTATAGTCAGTTCTCAACAAATGTAAAGTTTTTCTTGCACGAGTTGCACCAGTGTACCAAACTCTTCTCTCATCACTTTTTTCTTGTTTCGATTTATGGGAATAGTCTGATGGATAGTTACCTTTACTATATAATACAACGTGGTTTGCCTCTCCTCCTTTTACAGAATGAATTGTATCTATTGTAATTAATGGTTCCTTATCTAATTCTTTTTGGCCATATCTTCTAAGCAATCTAATAAAATGTCTTACTTGTTTAGGTTTAAAGTTTCTTCTCAATATCCAATACCAAGGTTTTTTAGAATCACTATCAGTTAATTCTAAACCACACCACTCTTTTAAATCTTGAAAATTATATTCTCTAAAATCTGGTTCAGCTCTCCAAAATTTATCCAACCTAAAATTAGGATCAGATAATTCTCTAATATATTTATACATGTTCCTTGCTTGTTTCTTATCTATCTTTTTATCTTTTGTAATTGCAGTCCAAGCCTTGATAGCTTCCCATTGTTTTTCATCGAAACATTTATTATCTTTATTGTCTTTGTAATATAAGCCAGCGTCTTTAGCTAACATCCTTAATTCGTTTACTGTCTCATTGACTCGACCTAAGATGTACCAATCTTCTTGTAAGTTCTCAAAAGGAATTTCTTTGAATGATAAATAACTTTTAACATAACCTTTTGTATTACCAGGTAGATATTCTTTCTCTTCACTATCTCTTATACCACGTCTAATTACTTGAGAAAATTTGTATATGGCCTCGCCAAATCTTTGAGTCTTTCTTAATTTTACTTTACGACCAGGAAAAAATTTAGTGAAGTATTTAGGATCTGCACCGTTCCATTTGTATATACCTTGATCATCATCTCCTGCTAAATATATCCTATCTGATTTCATAGCCATCTTGTAAATGACAGACCATTGTAATGGTGTACAATCTTGTGCTTCATCTAAAATTAAAACTTTGAGTCTTGGAAAGTCTACTTCTTTAATTGTTCTCTCAATCATATCATCAAAATCAATAAAAGATCTTTCTCCTCCACCTTGTTTATAATGTTCGTAGGTAGATATCTTACGATTAAATACTGTGAGTGAATCTTTTTTATAAGATTCTTTTTTATATATTTCTTCTGGATCCGATAACAAATTCCTAGCCTTACTATAAATACCTAACGACCAATCTTTAAAAGCAAAAGAATCATCAGCTAATCTTTTATCAGATGTTTTAATTATCTTAGTTTGTAATGCAAAATCAATTGCACAATGTTTAGGATCAAATACTTCTTCTTGAAAATATCTTCTACAGTAAGTGTGTAGTGTTTTGAATCTTAGAAAGTCTTCTGAAGTATAATTAGAAAAAGCATCCATAGCTCTTTTAACTGCAGTGTTAACGGCTTTGTTGGTAAATGATAAGTATGCAATATCCGATGGCTGCACTCCTCTTCTTAAATAACTTTTTAAAACTCTTTCAATTAATGTATAGGTCTTACCAGTACCGGGAGGACCAAAGATCTTGATTGTTTTTTTATAAAGATCTTGAAGTATTTTAAGTTCTGAATTTTCCTGTGTGGAAGTCATCATCCATTTCCGAAGGTTCGTTATTCTTTTTTGTAGGTTCAGTTGGTGTAGGTTTATAATCTACAAACTTAGGCATTGTTACATACCATACATTTTTCTCTCCACTACCGGGATGATAGTCTAATCTCTCACAACCTAAAAGATTGAATGCTTCATTAGCAGATCTAAACACTTTATTCTTACCTAAAAAATTTTCAAATGTAATTCTTTTAAAGTAACAAGTATTTGTTTCAGAGTCTAATACAACATAATTATCTTTTAATTTTTTGAAGTCATCTTCTTCAATATGATTTTCAAAAAACTTTTTGAGGAAACTATAACGTTGCTCACCAATATTATCTTCAAATTTCATCTTCTCATTTTCAACTGCTTTCTTTACAATTGTTGACATCAACATTTCAAATGGTGAAGGACCAGATCTAGGTCTGGGTAATGTCATCCAAAAGATTCCATACTTTAATAATTTTACTCTCCAAGATTTCTCATCCTTCATATCTTCTGGATTCACAACAATTTTCTCATCTTGAAATTTAAAAGTAAATTCAATTGTAGTTGGAGTTCTTATAAAAGTAATTTCTTCAAAGTCGTCAATCAGATCTGGCACTTGGCTGCCAATACCAAGCTTTCTAAACTTACATACATCCTTATTACATATAGGTGTGATAGCACCAAACTTAGGAGGACATTTGTAATTGTAATCTTTTTTAGTTACGGATTTAGCTACAGAATTCCTTACTTCATTAGGATCAAGTGGTGTTGTAAATATATCCTGGTTTCGTCTAAGTAAAATATTTGTCATCTCTTCTATGTTTATTTTACCGTCTGCCTTCTTCATTTCTAAAACACCAACGTTGTATAGTAAATCATTCCTATGATTGCCTGACCATTTGTCCATTACCATTTTTTGTATACATGGTGGATAATGTTTCCAATCTTCCTCTGGCTCATATTCTTTTACTTTTATATTTGTAAGTTGTTCTAAAGTTACAGTTTTATTTTTAACTAATTCTAAAAACCCACCAATCATAATAGGTGTATTGTTTTCATTGTATGCAAATTCAGTGGTAGCATTCATATTGAAGTAAGGCATGTTCATGCACTTATTCATAGGAAATACTTCTAATGCTTGAAAAAAATTTTTATTCCAATCATATAATTTTTTCTGCACTTCTTTTACTGAGGTCCAATCATTTAAAAATAAAAATAAATGCAGTCCTCCAGATTTAGATCTAACTGGAACTAATGGTAATTGATTGTCTCTAATAATATCAATGACTTTCTTTTGAGAATAATCTTTATAACTTTGTGGGTCTATATCTATACAACCCCATTTACATAGGTCACCTTTCTCAGGCATTATACCTATACGTTGTTTCCCTTCTAAATGATCCTTCCATAATTTAAGAGTAACAGGTTCGTGTTTCGTGAATGTATTAACTTGAACCTTGCCCCGTTCATCTACTTCCCCTGTCGGAGAAGTAGTAATGAACAGTTCAGAATTACCCTCAAATATTTTT